AAGATAATGGCAAAAACACCAGATACAGTAGCATTACAGAAAGGTGCTGTAACATATACTCAACCAGAACAAACCAATACCAAAAAGGCGGTTGATTTAATGTCGACTCTATTGTCGACTCCAACAGCCCCTACAGGTACAACTCTTACACCTCAAGTACAACAAGTAGCTAGTAATGAATTAATGGGTACTTCAGGACTTACGGGTGCATTAGCGGCAGCAACACCTACAACTCCTACAACACCTACAGCTACAGCTGCAACAGCACCTACATCAACAGCAGGGGCATTACCTACTTCACAAACAGGTACACAAATGACAGCGGCTCAAGTTGGTAGTGCAATACCTACAGCTACAGCACAGACAGGAACTGTAACACAACCAATGACAGCACAAACAGGTGCTATTGTTTCTGATGCTACAGTTAAAGGGCAATTACAAGGATTACAACAAGAAGTATCTACAGCATTAGCACAAGGTACTGCTATGCCAGTATGGGCTAGAGGAGCAGCTGAAGCAACTAGAGCAGCTATGCAAGAAAGAGGTATGGGTGCCAGTTCAATGATGGCTGAAGCTTTATCTGAAGGTATAATGAAATCTGCAATACCTATTGCTCAAGCAGATGCTGAAAGTTATAAGCAGATGATATTCCAGAATTTAAATAATAGACAACAAGCTGCTGTAACAAATGCCAATAGTTATTTACAAATGGATATGGCTAACTTGTCTAATAAACAACAAACATCATTATCTAATCTTACAACTAGACAAGCATTTTTATTATCTGATCAGGCAGCTTCAAATGCTGCAGCACAATTTAATGCTACTAGTACTAATGAAGTAAATAAATTTTATGATAATTTAATTGGGCAAATGAATCAGCAGAATGCAACTAGA